TCTAAATGGAGCTGCAGTTCCTCTCACACAACCAGTTAAATCATTACCAGCTTTACCTGTGTATTGAATTGTTTCGTTTTGAAATAATAATGTTACAGGATTTATTTTTTCAATAAATATAAAACCACTGTTTGGAAAATTACTTGCATCGTTTAAAGTTATTGTTGTAGCGATATCAGTAATCGCACCATTTAAAGTAGACTGTAATTGTATAGCTTCAACCGGTACATCCGATACACCAGTTTTTAGTTCATCAAAAACTACAAAATCTCCTGTCTTATAACCACTGTTTGGAAAACTACATGTTATTACAGCTGATCCTGCAGTTGTAGAAAAAGGATCTTCAGGTAATATATCAAAAGTCGGTGGCTCAGTTCTATCTGGTCTAGCATTTTGTAAACCTTGTGGGTCACCGGGAGTTGGAATTGGATCTAGTTGTGGTTGCTTAGGTTCATATTCTGAAATATGTACAAAAGCTCCATTCCATTCTCTTACCATTTCATTGTATGGAAACTGCATTCCTGATCTATCGGAGATTGCTAATGCGTATCTACCTTTTGATAAATTAGTCATAATTAATTACCGTTCTTAACGTCTAATGTATATCCCTGTAAAATTAAAGCACCTTCTCCAAACACATTCATTTCATGCGTACCAGAAAAAGTTCTTAGTTGAAATTGTATGTCTGTTTTTTCATCATACTTAAATGGAAACCTTCTTTGAATATTCATGTTGTTATCAAACGTAGTTCTTGCAACAATATATTGAGATCCATTACTATTTTGTACAAAGTTTCTAAATAATCCTGGTTTAGATGAAGTACTGTCATTTGAAAATGCATCAATACGATAAAGATAAAAACAATATCCTCTTGGAACTGTAAAAATACTTGCTTGATTTCTTCCAATGCCTGCTAATATTTTAGCATAGGTGGTTCCACCGTTTGAAACAGTTATGTCACCAGCATTTACACCAGTTGATTTTGAAAAAATTACATCGTTAATTCTGTAAAAACCTTTTGTCGTAACGGGAGGGACCGCATTATTTGCTACTACAACCTCAGAAATTTGATCATAGTTTATATCTAAACCTTTTATTAAAACAGTTCCTCCATCATCTAATGCTGATGCAGAAGTTACTGTCATTGGTAAAGCAGAAGCGGGATAACTATAAACACTAACGTTTTCCCACAAAGGAATAAAATTAGTAGTTACATTTTCTTGCCAACCAAAAATATTTCTAACTTCATGAAAAGCAATTTGTCCTTCAGATACCTGTAATTCAAAAGGTTCGTGTTTACCTTGTTTAGTGACTGATGTAACTTGTCTTGCCATGTATTAAATCTCCGGATAATAAGTTCTTGGTGTTACAAATAGACTAGAAGAAGATCCATCATTTTGTAATGCTCTTTGTAGTTCATCTTCATATAACATTTTTAAATCCTGTACTCTTTCAGGTTTAAATTTAAGCGCTAAATAATATGCAAGTCCTGCAGTCATACATGGTACAAATCTATAAGGCACGTCTGCATCATTAGTATATGCACCTGCATCTTGAATTCTTTTAGCGTAATAATAATTAATACTATTACCTGCTTCAGTCGCACCTGGAGTTAGAAATAAAGTTATTGTTACTCTATCAATAAACCTTTGAACAAAATATTGAGTAGGTGTTCCTTGTGCAGATTTATTTGCAAAAGATTGATAAACAGATCTGTTTACTTTTGTTAATGGGAAATCAATATTTTCAGAATTTCTATATGAAGCTTCTAATACATCATCTACTCCATAAACTGCATTTGCATCTGATGTTCCATCAGCCGTTGATCTAAACATAGTATAGACAGACTGACCTTGAACTAAAACTAAATTATTGTTTGCAATTTCCCAATAATGTAAACCTCTGTTTGACCATTCTTGAAACATTATATTTAATGATCTTCTCGCAGAACTTAACTGTTGACCGGTTACACCAGTCATACCTATTCTTTCGTATGACTCGTGAATTATTTCATCGATTGCAAACCCTTTTTCAAAGGTTGTTGTTCCTGAAGTAGTGTTAGCCACTTAGACCTCCTACTTATCGAATAACAGAGTCGCTGCTGCTATATTAGTGAATAAGGTTACTTCAATCCCACCAGGAAATAAAACTCCGTCTTCCGGTATGTTAAACGCAAATACATCAGTATTAGGTATGTCAATGTCAAAAAGAACTGTTCCACTAGTAGCATCTGAAAAAGTAATTCTCCCAGCTCCACCACCGTCAGAGGCAACACTTAGTCCTCTAAGTCTTGTTCTTCCTGTAAATACAACACCTAATCCTGTTACTCGCTCTGAAAATACATCTGATTTAAAACTCATAAATTCTCCTAAGTTATAGAGCTACCGAAGTAGCTCTATAAAAATTAATTATACTCTTACCCAGCCGTATGTTGAACCGCTGTAAATGTATTGACCCGCAGTAGTTCCAAATCCTCTTGGAATAGGTGTACCTTTACTATAGTCTGCTCCACCGACTCCACTAGTTCCAGATACAACGCCTTCAATTCCACCAGCGCCTTCAAAAAATACATATTCGTTAAACGTAAAACCATTTGAGTTTTGCGTAATATTTTTTAATTGTATTGTATCACCAACACCTGGTGTTGCAGGCATTGTAATAATTATGTCTGCTGCTTGCGCGTTGTTATCTACAAATAATCCAGTAGCTGCACTTGCAGATTTACTTGCAGTGATAACTTCCCATGTAACTCCACCGACTGATGAAGTACTTCCGTCTGAATTTTGTATTATGATTTCACCATTGACTCCTTCTGAAGTATTGGATTGTGCTCTTCCAATAACCAATGGTCCTGTAAATGTAGTTCTTGCCATGTTTATATCCTCCTAGGTTACAGATTATAGTCTCTAGGCCGTCGACTATACGCGTCTATAATCTTTTTAAATGTATAGTGTGGTTTTTATACAACAGTTTTTAATAGAGTGCAAGAGAGCCTACAGTGTGGATTGGATTTTCCAACGATGTAGCTTTTTATTAAGTAGCTACTGAAACTTCTGGAGTTGAACCTTCAACTGTGTTCTGTTTATGGGCAATCGCTGCTTCTTCTAGCTTGATCTTTGTGATGATCTCTCTAACTTTGTCATCAATTCTGACCATTTCAAGAGTGTATCTATTCTCAGACAGAAACTCCTGTTCCCACTTCAACTCCAAGGACCTTTTTTGTTTGTATAGGTCTTGTATCATTTATAACCTCCTCATAGGTTATTCTGTTTACTCGAGAGTCGAACATGTCTCCCGTGTATTCCCAAACTATACTGTTTTCTCCCAGTTTGTCAAGGATTGCTTTTTCAAGCGAATGAGGATCGTCTTCTGATTTTACTTCAAACCTAGCATGATAATTGTAAGCGTGAATATTAACCAGAAACGTTTTCATTTATGTGTGAAAATTATAAAGCTGATATTTCTTCTTTTTTAGCTGTTAAAAAAGTTATTTTTTCTTCAGCTAAAGCTAATTTATCACCTGATGCAGTTTCTTTTATTTTTTCGTTTCTTTTGATACCGTCATCTATTTTTTGAAGGCACGCGTTTTTATCTTTTGGCGTCCATCCTTCAGGTGCTTCTTTTAATCTTTTGTATATTCCCATAATTTTTCTCCTTGTACTATTTATATAGTCTCTAAAATTTTATTTCAAGTTGTTTATGAGGGGCGAAGATCGCCCCTCAGAATTTAGTTATTACGCTCCAGCAGAAGCATACATACCTCTTGGATCAGAGAATCCAAAAGAGTATCTTTCTCTTGCTTTGTATCTAACGTTACCAGTGTCAAAGTCACCTTCCATTGAAGTTTTGATTGGTGATCTGTTGAACATCTTCATACCATTAGGTACATCAGTTTTGATATAGAACGCATCTGTATCAGTTAAGTAATGGTTAATTACATAACCTTGAGGTACCATTCCTCTAGATACGATTGCATTAATATCGTTATCTGCTGTTCCCGTTCTACCTTTTGATTCCATTAGTCTCTCTGCTGTAAACTGCTGATTAGGGTGAATGATTAATTTCATTCCTCTAGCAGCGATTTTTAGACCTCTTTCATCAGTGAAAGCAGAAATATCAATTAGAGATTGCTCTAATGATGTTTCGTTAAGGTCAGCAGGAGTTTGCAATTGGTTAGAGAACGTTCCAGCTAATGTAGGGTGGTTCACAATTGCTCCACCTGCATTATTACCGAAAAGTGATACTCCGTCACCACCTGCAAAAGTTCCATCGAAACCATTGTTTAGGACGTTAGCCGCTTTAACTTGTTTAGTATTAGCCATAGATCTTGCTAATGCTTTTGTATATCTAGACGCAAGTCTATCATACAAGTTATCTTCAATTGCTTCTTCAGTAATTGAAAACGCTAAAGCGATTGTTTCGTGTGTGTAACGAGAAGTGAAAGTCTCTTGAGCATCATCAAATGATACACCTTGACCTTCAGCTTTAACTTGTGCGTTACCAAATCCAGATAACATTACTTCCTCTTCGAAAGCTCTGTCTGAAGATTCGATATCGAAAATCTCAGCGTGTTCATTCTCGTAGTTTTTATATTCCAAGCCGAACAGTGCGTTCAAACCTGGCTCTAGTTCTTTGACTAGTTGTGATCGTGATATTGCCATGTTTTATCTCCTATTCCCTAGCTTAGTTTATGTACAAGTTACTTGCAGAGTTAACTACAACGACCATGTTTGCACCAGCTGCTGTAATGTCTTGGTTTTCAGGCGCGTTAGCGACTCTGACAACTTTCCACATTTTAGTTGCAGCTGCACCACCGGCAATATTTAAAAGTACAGTCGATTGACCGTCTTTATTGTCAGTAGCTGTAAACGATGTTACGTTGAAGCTTTTTCCGTTGTTACTTGTTGGACATGCAGCATCAGTTTTAATTGCATATTCTTGAATTGGATCGTCATTCACGAATGCTTTTCCATTGCTGCTACCAGTGTTATAATCTACACCAAATGTTGTTCCAGCATCTACAAAGTTAACAAATCTTGGTTTTTTAGTTGTGTTATCAACGTAAAAAATTCCGTTAAATACACCCACTAAAAGTGATTCAGTAGCGTTAGTATAAGTAGCACCACCTGCACCTGTGTCATCTGTAGTTGCGAAAGAAGCGTCTTGTAAAAAACCTTCTGAACCTGCTGCATCTTGCAGAGATACAGGATTGTTTTTGTAAAGACCTACACCTGGAGCCGACTCGACTAGGTATTCAGACTGACCGCCGATTGAAGGTGTATTACCTAATCTTTCGATCATCTTTAAACCAAAGCCTGTTGTTGAAGCGTTAGCCATAGTTGTTTCTCCTTTATGTGCCTGTCCCGAAGGACCTCCAGCACGGTTTTATTTTAATTTAGCGGTTAGGAATTGTTAAAAAATTAACGTTTCTTCGTACCACCAAAAGTTACACGCGTTTGTCGATCAGCATTGATCGGCATACTTGGATGTTGTTCCCTCATAAGATCGTTGTCGATTGCTTCGTTTCTCTCCTGAGTTTGCTTTTTAAAGTACTCAGTTCGAGATTGTGCGATCTCTTCCGGTATCCTTGCCAACACAAGGCCACCAACTCCAATCACTCCTGCGTATTTTCCTTCCTTCATAGTAGGGTAAATATCATCTGGATATTCATCAGCTCTCACTAATTCATAACCTGATCTTAATTTACCAGACATGTTTTTAGTATCGTCAAATCCTAAAACCTCTGTCCGTAGCCATCTATGTTTAAAACCTTTTGGCGCAGGTGGTGCATCTAAAGATGATGGGGGAGCCCATGTCGTAGGTCTAACCTCTTTAGCCCTAGACTGGCTTGCACGAGTGGTTTTTTTAGTTTCTTTTGTCATATGCTATACCTCCTTCGTGATTTTTAACTGTTTCGCATATTCTTCCAGTGGCACACCTAATTTTTTAGCAATTGCTACCTGTGAAGGTGTGAGAGACACAGTTTTGCGACCTGGTTTGACAGAACGTCTAGCCGAAGCTACAGTTCGTACAGGTTTGGTCGTTTCCCTTTCCTCGTTTGTATCAAATTTGTGAGGGAATTCAAGTCTTATTCTTTTATCAACCTCTGCGTAATATTCATCACTTTCAGGGTCAAAATCTTCTTCATCCACTAGTTTTTTGTGTATATCAAAAGCAGTGTAAGTCATTGCACTGTCTTTACCAAACCAAGTATTTTTTTGAGCCCAGTCCTGTGCTTTTGGATCAGGTGCTCTAGTTTGTTCGGTTCTTCTAGACGGTGTAATGTTTACAGGTCTTTCCATAAGCTCGGCTTTAGATGTTGTGTTTTTCTGTTCTTCTAATCTTGCTTCCTCGTAACCAAGTCTAGCAATTTCTTTTTGAGCAGTAACTTCAGCTTCTAAATCTCCAGCTTCTCTGGCAGCTGCTAATGTTGCATAAGTAGCTTTAAGATTAGAT